AACTTTATTAGTCCCAACGTCAATCGTGATGATGTAAGGTAAAGCAATACCGTCTTCATCTTCATAGCCCGGCAGATCGTAGTCAACTTGAATTTCATAAATCTGATAGCGGTCGTCGTCAGTTACTGAGTAACCTTGCTCATCCGCTTTTTTCTTTTCTACGTCGGTGTGTAAGTTACTAGGCTCTCCCAAATCTACATCAACATAGAAGCCTGCTACCTGTAACTTCTTTAGTTCATTCTTAGACTTACGCATGATGTGCGTAACTCTCTCAGCAGTCCTAGAACTACTAGAGCCGTAAGGAATAATCACATCCTCGGCGGGTACGTAAACAGAAGTCTGTCGTCCCAAACTGGGATCATAGTAAACCTTCTTAAAGGCCGAACCAGCTAAGCCTAAGTTAAACAACATTCTCTCGTGCTCAGGACGATACTCAGGCATCTCCTCAGTTAACTTATAGTTCATGTCCTCCTGAACTCGCGCAGCCGCTTCAGTTTTAAGGCGGTCAATTGCACCAATAATTTCCGTTTTGACTGGCCCCGCCGCAGGGAACGTTTCAATAATCGTCTCGCTCTGGAACCGAACCGCAGCTTCCGTAAGGATCGTAGAGAAAACTCCACAAGCACCATTCCACGGCTCAGTACGTTCTTCATACTTCATCCCCAAAACATCTAGACCCTTGACATACATCTCCACCCAGTCTTTTCGAGATGTCACATCACTAGACACCTCTTCCACCAGATCAGATCCAATCGTAGCTAATACGCTGTCGTCAATAAACTCAGCCAAGTTGTCGTCAAACTGATCTTCCCCTTTAGGTGGAGTCAGATCAATCTCAATCCCATCTATCTCAATAGACATAGATTCAGGATTCTCAACTTCGATTTCAATTTCTGGGCCTTCCAGAGATTCAATGCCTTTAGGCATTTCGTATAAAGATTTTTCCATGAGAGCCTCAATAGTAAACGTGCTTCTTTCTGAAGCCGATTAGATCTTCACGCTCGTCTGTATCGAGCCGCAAAAACCCACCTTGTCTGAAACGAATCAGTGCTTGAACACAAGCATCAACCAAGTCATCATGGTCAGCGTTCGGAAACGCCGCCATCTGCTCAACTAACTCGTGCGCCCACCTCGTATCAGGTGCCCATACTTTACCCGACTTGAACAAATCAGTCACCGAGTTTAGACGCACAAATTTATCATTACCTCTAGATGGGGTGTATTCACTAACAACTATCCCCATCCGTCTTAATTCAAAAATCAACGGTGCTCCTGCGGCTTTAGCCTCCACAACAAAAGCATCTGGCTCCCAATCCTTATAGTGCTCGTAAGCTTTCTCCTTCAATTCAGGGAACTCCATCCTCTTCTGGAAAGCATCGAGCAAAATAATATTGATGTCTTCTGGGTTTTCATTCAAGTGAAACACCCCAAGAGTCACACAGGCGGAATAGTCTGATCTCTCATTCTTAGTAAACGCAGTATCCCAACTCTGGATAATAAATTCACACTTAGGAGGATCCTCATGCTCCCAAATCTTCCACCACTCCCGTTTAACTAAAGCACCCTCTTCTCCCGTAGGGTTCTGCTGATACTGAGCATTCCACTTAGAAGGAGGAAGTTCTTCTCTCAGAGCTTCTAACTCCTCTAAACTCCAGAACTCTGGCCATAAAGGTTTCCCACTGGGCATGATTGCTGGCAGTTCTATAACTTCCCACTCTTCCCCTTTATCCCTACTGGCTGCATCTTTAATGATCCTACCAGTCAGGTCTTTCTCCGACCAACGGGTCATCACGACAACAATAGCCCCACCCGGCTGGAGACGCTGACGAGGGCCAGAGGTGTACCACTCGTAAACTTTATCAAAAACAGTAGGATCCCCTTGAGCTAAAGCCGCTTCCTGTTCAGAGTGGGGATCGTCAATGATTAGTAGATCCGCACCTTTTCCGGTAACAGTTCCCTGTACGCCGATAGCAAAGTACTCTCCGCCCCCACTGGTCGCCCAGCGGCCAGCAGCTTTACTGTCCTGTCTCAAAGCAACGTTAGGAAAAATCCTAGAGTACTGTTCTGAATCTACTAAGTTCCTAACCTTACGTCCAAACCCCACCGCGAGATCAGCGGTGTTAGAACACTGGATAACCTTCTTATTCGGGAAACGGCCAAGAAACCATGAAGGTAATAGATAAGAAGCAAACTCAGACTTAGTATGCCGAGGAGCCATATTGATGATTAACCGTTTAATCTTTCCGTTCGCTATGTCCTCAAACTTCTTAGCCATGAGAGAGTGATGCCTCCCCCCAACAAATCCCGGCCACATCTGTTTGATGTACTCCATAAAAGAAGCATGAGATCTCTCCCTGATGAGAGCACTCTTGTACGTCTCAACACTCGCCAAGAATTCCTCCTGCTCGTTCGCAGGCAACTTCTCAATCAAATCTTCTAGCTTCATTCAAGGTTCCGAAAATTTATATACACAGGTCTAATCGTCCTACCCTGTCTATCAACCTTCTTTATAACACCTATATTCACAAGCCGCTTAATTATTTTAGAAGTATTAGACATACTCATCTTTCCACGCTGGTGAGCTATGTCTTTAAGAGAGGGGCTAAACCCGTACCTCTTCCACCACTCATCAATAATCAAAAACACTTCTTTCTGCACCGGGGTCATCTCTACCTCCATACATTCTTCAAACGTCATGTCACTTTTACGTGACACCATTTTTTTATTTATCTGTACTTTTAAAAACCGCATAAAAATTTTAATTTTTCTAGAAAATTATTTTGCAGAAAAATTTTAATTTTTCTACGCCGGAGTGTCTCCCCTAAAAGGGTGGGTGGGTGTCCCGCTGGAAACTTTTTCTGGGGGTGGGGGGTCTTCTAAAACCGAATCTTGTTGGGTTGGTTCGGGTGGAATAGTATGTATAGGATCTTGGGACTCCGCAACGCCGTTCGGGGGGGTCGGGAGTGGGTGGGTCTCGCCCGATAGCTCGCGCAAAAGGGTGTCCGCCTCTATGATCGTCGCATCCTCCGCGCGCCCGTTGAGCATCTCACGCAACTGCGCCATGATCTGCGCCTTCGTGTCTGCGCTCGATGAGATGGTTCGAACCTCGCGCCTCTCGGTGAAAGCCGACACCTCTGTGACTGTGCCAAGTACCTTCGCGCTCGCCACTTTGGTTGACTGTTTAGCCTTTGGGTCAATCAATACTTGGACAAGGGATTGGATTACCAACTCCCTCAAAGCAACTGGGGTGCGATGTTTCGATGCCTCAATTGCCAGCTTGTAAGCCTCTACCTCAGCGGATATTCTCGGGTCAGACGCTACGCGATATGGCTCACCCGCCATAGTCGCGGGCGTAGCGTTCGGTTTGTATGCTTTGCGGTATGCGTCTGCCTTCGTCTTGCCCATTGCCAACTCCCTTGCGAATGCCTGTTGTTTGCCTGTGAGTGCCTTGTGTGTGACCCCAAACAATTCTGTTACTGGGACTTGTTCTAAGCCCTCCCTGATCTGCTTCCTCGTTAATGCTTTCATGTGTGTTCTCTCTCTCCTGTATTGGGGGAATAGGAAGCAAAGCCGACCCGCTTCGCTATGTCCTTACGGGCGCGATTGGAACAGAAAAATTTTAATTTTTCTAGCCCTTTTAGGCTGCTTGTTTCTGTAATGATTTTGTGTTCAAAATGAATTCTTGAATCACTGCACTTTTGAAACCAAAAGGATTACATAGGGAAAATACCTAGCGTTGATTTTAAAGGCTTTTTTGATACATGGCACGATTCTATTATGCTATATATGTGTAAGGCACAACATTTCGTTACACTGCTTTACACCAAGTTACAAAGGACTCAAAATGATACATGAGAAGCACGATAGCAAGACCGAAGCTCAAGCCTACCTTGAGGACATGAAACAACAACGCGAAGAAGCTCGTATCGCTCTCGCTGAGCAAGTTCGGATTGACTGGGCTCAGCATCATGGCAATGACTCAGGATTCGACCGCTACGCCCATTACGAATAAACCAACCACCAAAGGAAAAACCATGAACCTCTACCGACTCAGCCTAATGATCGACAAAAAAGCCGATGCCCTTGGACTTGATTCAAGTGAAATTTTAATTATTAAAACCGCCCACCGCGCCACTGGCGCGACCTATGGCGAATGCTTCCTTGCACTGGTCAAAGCCGATTGGGACTTGCCTGTGGCTTGTCGCGCCATCTCCGAACTCCACGAAACCAACTAAGGAAAAACCATGCAAAACACGCAACCCGA